CAATGATGTATCGAAATGGAAATCACCTTGATGTATTACCTTCATCAGTATTTGTTGTCAATAAAACCGACAATTCATTTGGATTATCAACAACTAAAGCAGGAATAGCTGTTACTTTTGTTTCCTTGGGTGAGGGTAATATACATCAACTTGAAATGGCAAAGAAAAATGAAAAATCTTTAATTACGATTAATAATTTAGTTCAATATCCATTAAGTTATTCTAAAATTCAAACTTCATTGGATGGAAATGGTGGAAGTATTTCTACTGCAGCAGATACTTTTACTTTAAGTGGAATAAGTACAATAGATCCTGGAAATATTCTTAAGATTGAAGATGAATATGTTTCAGTTGTTAATGTTGGACTTGGGACTACAAATGTGGGACCAATTACTAATACTGGTACTGAAAAATTAGTAATTGTCGAAAGAGGTGCATTTGGAACAATAGCAACCGATCATAGTGATTCAACAATTATTGATTTATATAAAGGTTCGATTAACATTGTTGGTGATGAATTGTTTTTTGCAGAACCTCCAAGAGGAAGTCTTAACATTACAAGAACTGATCAAAACCTGGAGTTTGAAACATCAGACTTTAGTGGAAGAGTATTTTTAAGAAAAAATTATGATTCTAATCAAATATATGATGATATTTCTGGAGAATTCACTGGTATTGCTCGAACATTTACATTAACAGTTGGTGGTGCAAATACTTCTGGTATTGGAACTACTGGTGGTAACGGAATTATGTTTATTAATGGAATATTCCAAACTCCAACCACAGTAAATAATCCAAGTAAAAACTTTAGTATAATTGAAAACCTAAATCCATCTCCAGGAATATCTACAGTTATATTCAGTGGAATTAGGACAGATATTGGAGATCCAACTAGTGTTTTGGCACTAGAAAGTGATATTAATCAAAATCAAATTCCTAGAGGTGGAATTATTGTTTCACTAGGATCAAGTGGAGGAAGAGGATATGCTCCTCTTGCTGGAGCATCTCAAACAACAATTGTAGGTGCTGGAGGTTCTATCGTAGGATTTGGAACAACAGGTAGTTTTGGATCTGGATATTATGGCACTAATGTTTCTGTTGCTATAACAGATATAATTTATGATCATAGATTCATAAGATCAGTTACCAATTCAATTACCGATAATAATTCTAATACATATACGGCTACAGATGCATCATATAACTCTTACACTGGGGTCTTAATATTAACAATTCCAAATCATGGATTAACTGATAGTAATACTGTTGGTATTTCTAATGATGGTATTGTATTCTCATGCTCTAAAGATGGTTATGCTACAGAACATGCTTATCCAAGAGCAGTATCCAAAACAAAACAAAGAAGAGGAGAAACTGGTGGTGATCCAATATCAGGAATTCAAACAGATATTACAGCATATACAACCAATACTATTAGTATAAATGTTGGTTCTGGTGGTGGTGCTGGAAATGGTGCTAATGTAACGGCTACAGTTGGAGCTGGTGGAACTTTAACATTTACTGTAGGTGCTGGAGGAACCGAATACGTTAATCCAGAGATGTTTGTTGCTGAACCATCATATGAAAATTTAAGTGTTACTGGCATTTCTCGCATTGGAGTAGGTGCTACTACAGATACTGGAACTGGACTATTGCTAGATGTTGTAGTTGGATCAAGTTCTACTGTTGGCATTGGATCCACACTATTTGACGTTACGGAGTTTTCAATTGCTAGAAATGGATCTGGATTTAGAAAGGGTGATGTATTTACACCTGTTGGATTAGTTACAGATGCTAATCTATCACAACCAAATTCTGTTTTTGAATTAACTGTTTTGGATACATTTACTGATTCATTTAGTTTCTGGCAGTTTGGTGAACTTGATTATATTGATAGTATTAAAAACTTCCAAGACGGTGGTCGTTTAAGATTCCCAATTTTCTATAATGATAATTTATTGAGTTTTGAAAAACCGAACGATTCTTCTATAGATATGTCGGAAGTTTTATTGATTGTTATCAATGGAGTAATACAAACTCCTGGAGTAAATTATACTTTTGATGGTGGATCTTCGTTTACTTTTGCTAGAGCACCAAGAGCGGAAGATGATGTTAATATATTCTTCTATAGGGGATCTAGAGGAGAAGATGATACTTTGATTACAAATATACTTCAATCTATTGAAAGAGGTGATGATGTACAGGTTGTTAAAAATGATAGTATATCAACAACAGAAACTCAAGACAATAGAGTTGTTTTTGATCTAACATCTTCAAATAAATTTGAAACCGATTCATATGATGGAGTTGGTATTGATGAAGTTAATCCCAGAGGATTATTCTGGACAAAACAAAAAGTTGATAGAATGATTAATGGAGAATTTGTCAATAAAACAAGATCATCAATTGTTTCGCAAATCTTCCCTACTGCAAAAGTTATTGGTGACATGAATTCTACCGATACTACAATATTTGTAGATAACGTTGATTTATTTAAGTATAATGTTTCTTCACCATATACATTTAGTGCTATTGTAGTGGACAATAAAGTTTCTACTGGTGCTGGTGCTACTGCAACTGTTGGACCTAATGGAACAATAACAGCACTGACGTTAACAAATAATGGAAGTGGATATACTAGTGGATCGACAGTAAACTTCAAAATTGCTGCACCACCAACAATTGGTGTTGGTATTGGTACAACTGCTACAGCAACTGCAACTGTAAATAGTGATGGGACAATAACAAGTACTACGATTACTAACCCCGGTTTAGGTTATACTGATACTAACCCACCTTCAGTTATAGTTGCTCAACCAGATGCAAATTATGAAATCTTTAGTAAAATAGAGGACGTAGAAGGATTTTCTGGTATCGTTACTGGAATTGTTCCAGTAACGGGTGTTGGCCCTCATGGAAAAGGATTTAGATTCTTCTTGAATAGAGGATCAACATTTGGAAATGAACTTCAAGTAGGATATCCAATTTATATTAAAAATACCAACATTGGATCTGGAGTCACATCTGTAGATGATAGTGACTCAGCAGTCGTTAGTATTGGAACTACTTTCTTAGATAATGTTTATATTGTAAATGGAATAGATGTAATTGGTGATGTTGGTATTGTTACTTGCAATGTTCATACTAATACTGTAGGACATGCTGGCATTTCTACAAGTGGTGATTTCTGTGGAGAGTTCTCTTGGGGGGCATTTAGATCTGTAAATAGATCAAATGCTCCAGTTTCTATTGCTGTCACTGGAAAAACATCTGATGTTGGTCTTAGTACTTTCCCAACAATTCAACGTAGATCTGAAGGTTTGAGAGGAACTGGAGCACTAGTTGAGAAAGTAGATTGATAAATCATTTATAAATATCTAAAAAACTGTATGTAATATGGCCGCCATCGTAACGGATCAATTTAGAATTTCCAATGCTAATAATTTTGTAGATTCTGTTTTAAGTAATGATAATTCTTATTATGTTTTTTTGGGACTGGCAAATCCAGGATCTAGTGGTAATCCTATAGGATTTGGTCGATCTACTACTTGGGATGCATCTCCATCTGTCACACCGAGTCCTATAGATAATTTTGAATATTTGTCTCACTATAGAAATACTGGATTATTTGGAAATAAAATTACTAATGCAAATATTAGAAGGGTCGTTAGAAAAGTTGAATGGACGGCAAATACTCGATATGATATGTATAGGCACGATTATAGTGCCTTAAAATTATCACCAAATTCACAATCTGCTAGACTCTACGATTCAAACTATTATGTTATTAATAGTGATTTTAGAGTTTATATTTGTATAGAAAATGGTTCTTCAGGAACAAATCTTCTTGGAAATACTTCAAAAGATGAACCAACATTTACAGATTTAGAACCATCGGCAGCTGGAACTAGTGGTGATGGATATGTTTGGAAATATTTGTTTACTGTTGCCCCTAGTGATATTATTAAATTTGATTCTACAGAATATATTGCATTGCCAAATGATTGGGCAACTTCTACAGATTTCCAAATACAAAGTGTTAGAGAATCTGGAGATTCTTCAGTTAATTTAAATCAAATAAAAACGGTTTATATTGAGGATGGAGGCAGTGGATATTCATCAAAAACCTATAATATCATTGGTGACGGAACTGGTGGAAAGGTTTCGGTTACATGCGATTCTTCCGGAAAAATAACTGGCACTGTTGTAGTCTCTGGTGGATCTGGTTATACATTTGGAATTGTAGATTTGGAGAGTAGTGGAACTGTTTCTAATCCGGCAAAATTAATTCCAATAATTCCACCTTCTAGAGGTCATGGTTATGATCTCTATTCAGAATTGGGTGCTGATAAGGTGTTAATTTATTCTAGATTTGATGATTCTACTAAAGATTTTCCAATAGATACAAGTTTTGCACAAGTTGGAATTATAAAAAATCCAGAGGAATATAATTCACCTACAGTATACAAAAATAATACTTATACTTCTTTAGGATCAATTAAAGTTACAAATGTTACAAGTACTCCAACTGTTGGTGCTGCTATATCACAAACAAGAGCAGATGGTAGTGTAGCTAGAGGTTATGTAGCATCTTATGATATTGAAACTAATGTAATTAAGTATTATCAAGATAGATCATTGTCTTTTGCAAATGGTACTGATCACACTGATGCAAATACTGTTTCTGCAAGAGGCAAACTTTTAAGTTTTGAATCCACAACTCAAGCTATTACCCCTTTTGGGGGATCTATAGATTTAAATTATCAAGGAATAACTACAACCATAGGTTCTAAGCAAGTAAGTTTAGGAGTTACTTTTACTTCAGGACTTGCAAATCCTGAGATAAATAAGAATACAGGAGATATTATTTACATTGATAATAGATCTTTAATCTCAAGAGACTCTAGACAAAAAGAAGACGTTAAAATTATTCTGGAATTCTAAAGAAAATGTCACAAAAAACCAATTTAAACATCAGCCCATATTATGATGATTTTGATGCATCAAATGACTTTCATAAA